CTGAATTGTCACGCTGTTCCATATTTACACCTTAATTTCATTGAGTTTTTTAACCTTGTCATCCACTTCCGCAAGAAACTGGATAACCTCTTGTTCGAGTTCTGCAATATACCTATCATTGCGCTCGATTCTTTTGATGAACAGTTGTAGGTGTTCGGGCATTCGTGGGTCGAAACTCACAAAGTCGCACCAACTTCTATCTGCACATCGCATCTGCCATTGCATTTGGTCGTAGTATTTCTTTGCTGGCTCATCTCCCAAAATGGTATCAATGTGGGTTGCCGTATTGGGACACTTGATCTCTAGGCATCCATCATCACCCACCAAGCCATCAGGAGAGGCGGCAGACATAGGAACAGTTGGATGGTCAATAGCGCCTACCTGATCGACCATATTGCCTGTCTTAGCCTCGTATGCGGCACGGGCAAAGGGTTCATTCTCAATCCCCCACTCCATAGCCGCATTGGTGTATGACTCTGCCACTTGGTTTGTCATACGCTCGACTACCAGTTGAGCCATGTAGTTAGCCCTGCTGGTGCTGTAGCCTGACTTAGTTTTGGCAACAATATCAGAGATACGGGATGCAGTGGCTTTGCCGCAACGCTGTTTAAACCATTCGGGTGTGCCTTGTTCAATATCGCTCATGTCAACTCCTTTTTAAATAAATTCATCTTTGAGGCTTTTAACAAATGTCCTGCTAAATATGTCGTGAAGTGCAAATCAATCTCTTGATCTGATGTTCCAGTTCTACACAATCCACATCGAACATATGATGCGTTCCAGCCACTAGCGTGTTTATTGCAAAGGCAAGGGGATAAATGTTCACGATGTTCATAACCCATAACAACATCTTTCACCCTGTAAATTTCATTCTCATCACCAGCACCACAAATGTCACAAGTTTTGCCAGTTGATTTGCGTAGATGTTGTTTATATAAATTTTCAATTTCATTTGCCAAAGAAAGTATTTTTGTTCTAACTCCCTCATGCTTAATTGGAATTGAAGTTTCTCTCATAAACTTAAACGCATTCATTTTGTTCTTTCCCAATTTGGATGCCTTTTGCTGTCAAAGCTAATGGGACAAAACGTAATCCAGCTTTGTGAAATGTCGCCGCTTCAATTTCTAGTTTTTTTGTATTGATAATTTGAACAGCCAACTTAGCAACAGCAGATGCCCTATGCCCATCACTCAAATTATTCCGTAACAAATCCAATTCTTCAAACAATGCGTCACATAAACCAGAACTTGTTTTTTCTGTTAATTTAATTGGTTTTTCTTCACTCATTTCAATGCTCCTTTACGCTTTTCTTTTGCATCAATCACTTTCTTTTGCCAACTTTTATCACCAGCGCAAGCAGAGTAAGCAGTGCTGTATACATTTTTGAGTTCCTCTAAAGTTGAAGCCGCATCAATAGCCGCCAAGTGGTCGATCATCATTCCTACATCAATATCTGAACCTGATTCACCATCTGGAATGTCTTGACCCGCATAGATGTACAAACCCAAGCCATGCAAACCAAGCGCCTTGGTCATGCAACGCATGATGGCGGTATTGACTGCAAATGCGTCAGGGTTAGGGATAGCTTTATTGCGATAGTCCATTACTGGAAGTTGGCAAGTCATTGGTTTGCTAAACATGGTGACTGTAACGAACACCATTGCTGTGCCGTTAATGTCCATGTAGCACTTGTCGTTAAATATCTCTACTCTGTAAGTAGCTTTTGGGTCTGCCTTTAGTGCTTCAGCCCATGCCCAAGCCCATGAGAGATAGGTTAGGTTGGCTTTCTTCTCTGTGTGCTCATTGACATTCTTGTTAAGCAACATCAACACTTGTTCCTGATTCATATTCACTCCTGTTTAAATTTTTGAAAAGTTTTTGAAATGTCTGTGTTCATTGAGTTCGTATATACAAACTCGGATTTCTTGTCAGTCGATCTTTTTGTCGGGTACACCTTTCTGTGAGTTGAAGATTTGTTGGGCGATAGAGAATTGGGTATCAAAGTCAAAGTCGGCAAGTTTGAAGAAATTCCCTGAGCATGAGCAGACTGGGTAAAAAGTGATTTTCTTTTTCGTGCAAAACTGGCAAAAATATTCATTTTGACTTTCCTCTAAGATCGTTGCAATGGTGTTTTTAAGTTTCATCTTTCTCTCCCCTATATTCGTTTTTTAACCAAAGGGTTCGCAAGGTACGCAATTCATCATCATCATCAATTGATGGCGTATTTGTCTTGCTGTACAAGTAAAACTCAGCCCTGCGAGTCATCTTGTTGTCAATGCGTTCTTTGATGAGTTGAAAGGCATAGTCCCAATCATTGCACTTGATGGCAAGAGGGATAGCTACAGAGCCTTGGATGGCATCCATGATGTCATCATCGTTGAGTTGTTGGTAGGACTCCCAAACGGCTTTGTTAAATGCTGTCATCGATAGACTCCTCAATCTGTTTTTCAATTTGTTTGCACTCCTTGGCAGAGAGTTCATCGGTAATGTCAATGCGGTTGTTGCCTACCTGTAAGTAGACTACCCAAATGAATTTATCGTAGACTCCCTCGTTGGGAGAGTAGTCGGGGTCGTAGTCCCATTCGACCCAAGTCTTGATGTCAATCTCAAGATCGCAAAAATCTATATCGAATTCCATGTTGAAGCCTTTCAATGTGTTGGTGAAGAGTTCGTAGTGTTGCACATATTGTAGTGTTGTACACTAGGACAAACCCTAATTGCGTTGTTTGTATAACACTACACAATCACGCCTCTATGCCAAGACCAAAAAGTGAAATGACCAAAAGCGGCAAGATCATTGCTGTGAGAGCCACTTTGAGCGAGTGGAATGAGTTCAAACGACTTGGAGGTGCTAAATGGTTGCGACCATTCTTAGCAAAGTCCATTGAAAAACAAAAGAAAACTGGATAGAATGTTTTGAAACGTGGCTAGGGAATGCAACCCGAAAAGGCGATTCGTTACCGCCCTGCCAATGTTTCTCCAGTAACGACAACCGACAACGTGAGGTTTATATGCACTATTATTCTTTCCATGTGAGTGACTACATTCACGATACTGCCCATTTGAGCAATGACGAGGATTTGGCTTTTCGCCGACTTCTTGATTTGTATTACACGCAAGAGAAGCCTATTCCAAATAGACCCGAAGAAGTCGCAAGACGTATCCGTATGTCTAAACAAATAGGCGCAGTCCAAACAGTTTTAGAAGAATTTTTTATGTTTGACATGGAGCATAATTTTTGGTTTCATAAAAGATGCGATGAAACAATAGCCGCTTACCAAGCAAAAGCTGAACGAAATCGGGAGGTTGGAAGGCTTGGAGGTAGACCCAAGTCTAACCCACAAGAAACCCAAATGGTTTCCAAACATAACCCTAACCAAGAACCAATAACCATTAACCAAGAACCAATTAAAGAGCGCACAAGAGGCTCACGCCTCTCTGCTGATTGGGTTTTGCCAAAGGAATGGGCAGATTGGGCTAAGCAGGAAAGACCCGATTTAGATTTGCGGAGCGTGGGAGAGCAGTTTAGGGATTACTGGAGTGCAAAAGCGGGTTCAGGCTCTACAAAGCTGGATTGGCAAGCAACATGGCGTAATTGGGTAAGAAACCAAAAGCAAGCGTTTAAACAGGTTGACATTGCTAGAACGACAGTACCATCAAGCTCATTGCGTGACCCTGCCCTTGCTAAACTTGATGAAGATTACAAGAATGCCAAACCAAACCCTGAGATTCTTGCCAAAATCAAAGAAGCATTCAAAGGAAAGGTGGCATGAATGAGTTGGCTCTTTTCGCAGGCGCTGGTGGAGGAATACTTGGGGGAAAACTTCTCGGATGGCGAACAGTCTGCGCCGTTGAGTGGGAAGCCTATCCAGCAAGCGTACTGTGCGCCCGACAAAATGACGGGATTCTTGAAAGCTTCCCAATCTGGGATGACATACAAACCTTTGACGGAAAACCTTGGAGAGGCATTGTTGATGTCGTATCTGGAGGGTTTCCATGCCAAGACTTGTCTTCTGCGGGAAAAGGAGCAGGACTTGACGGAGCAAGATCAGGGCTCTGGAGAGAAATGGCACGGGTGGTTAGCGAGGTTCGACCCCGATATGTCTTTGTGGAAAACAGCCCAATGCTCGTTAATAACGGACTCGGAAGAGTGCTTGGAGATTTATCCGACCTCGGGTTTGATGCGAGATGGACTGTTATGGGAGCAAACGAGGTTGGCGCTCAACACAACAGAGACAGAATTTGGATTGTTGCCCACGCCAACAGCAAGGGACTTCAACGGACACACGATAACCAAAAAAAGGCCAAAAGGGTTCAACAAAGTTCTGCCAAATGTCTTCAAGCTGGAATTCCAATTACACGGACAGTGTTATCCGCATCCTACTTTCAGCGAAGAGGTGATGCTATGGCCTGTTGGATGGACAGACTTAAAGCCATTGGAAATGGACAAGTTCCCTTATGTGCAGCAACAGCATGGAGAATCCTAAGTGAATGACCGACAACAAGCCAATCGAATACTGGACAGATGCAGGGAAACCTCGCAACTTAGCTACGCTGACACAACCCGAGCGCTTAAAGCTACTGGAGACATTGAAGCAGATGGAGGCGAAAGAGTGGATAACGAGGTACAAGCGGCAAACGAAAGACCTTGGGAAAATGAAAGCATCCGCATGGTGGTGGCAGACCTTGTCAGACATCGAGAGAAAGCGTGGGTTACCCGCCGCTGATGACTTGCGTAGACGAATGAACAACATAAACGAAAGGCGTAAAAATGAATCCGTTTGAAATAAAAGAGCCAACCTGTATTAGTTTTTCAGGTGGTAGGACTTCTGCTTATATGCTTTACAGGGTGTTAGAAGCTCACAATATGAGCCTGCCAAGTGATGCAAAAGTAATTTTTGCTAATACAGGCAAAGAGCATGAATCAACATTAGATTTTGTCAGAGACATAGAGAAACATTGGGATATTCCTATTGTTTGGCTTGAATACGCTAGGAATGAGGCTAAATTTAATGTTGTAAACCACACGACAGCCAGTAGAAACGGCGAGCCTTTTTCAGCTTTGATTGAGTCCCGTAGCTTTTTGCCAAATTCAGTTATGCGATTCTGTACTACAGAATTGAAGATTAATCCAATTAATCGTTATATGGCATCCATTGGCTTGCCTGAGTTTCAGACAATGGCAGGGATAAGGGCAGATGAACCCCGCAGAGTTGTCAAGCTGAGAGAAACCTTAGTTGCGCCACTTGCCATAGCTGGTGTAACTCAATCCCATGTTCAGGCTTTTTGGAAGGCTAACAGCTTTGATTTGGGTCTTGAGTTCAGGGATAAGGTTACTCCATTAGGAAACTGCGATTTGTGCTTTATGAAGGGCGCACATCAGTTAATGAGCATCATCCAGCAAGAACCCAAAAGGGCTATTTGGTGGGCAGAGCAGGAAAAGAAGATAGGCGGCAGATTCTCAAAAGACCGCCCCGACTACACGCAAATGATGAATTTCGGCATCAATCAAACCGATATGTTCGACCCCAACGAGGAAACAATCGCTTGTTTCTGTGGAGATTAAATGCAAATAATTGAAGCCACAACGCAAGTCATTGTTGGAACGATTTTAATTTTCATTTCCAATTTGGTTTTTTTCCCATTGTTGGGAATAGAGGCGACCACTTCAGCTAATGCCACAATGGTCGGAATAAATACAGTTATTGCGTTTTTAAAATCTTATGGC